TTTAGCCGCACCAGCACTGGCTGTTGTGGTGACGCCTGTACCACCCACGGCCCATGCTTTGGAAGAGTGATTAGAAGTTGCTCCGCTGACCCCACCGTCAGTTTTCTGGGCATAGTCTTTTGCGGAACCACCCGTACTAGCCGCTGTGCCTTGTGCATATTCTTTACTCGAATAGGATGCTGTATCAACGAGGCCAGATGCTACGGCCCACTCTTTAGACGCCCCTTTACCTGATGTAGTTGTTACGCCAGTACCACCAATTGCGTAGGCTTTCGATGAGTAATCTAGTGAATCAACAATTCCATTCGTCTTTCTGGCCCAGTTTCTAGCTTCCTCGACATCGATCATTAATGACCATTTAGATGCCGATAAATCTGTTGCCCATGTTCCAGATGTATGCGCTACGATACATATATAGATGTTATCTGTATTCGCACCTGCGGCACCATCAACTACTACATCTCGTAATGTGTAAGCAGTGCTGGTTGCCCATGTACCTTCCCAATTACCTACACCAGTCTGTAACTCTAATGCTCCAGCAGTGTCGAAGCCAATAGCTTTCGTAGCACGGTTAGCGGCATCTTCTGTAAACAAAAAGTCAGTCTGGGGACTTCCTTCATCTGGAAGTTTGATTGCTCTCTTGATGTTTTTTTGCACTAAATCAAAAGCAGTAACCAAAGCATCATAATCGGACTTAACAACGTCCCCTCTTGCTAGAGTACCCTTTGTATAAGAGCCTTGTCTTGTATAATAATCATTCGCCATTAGCGACGTATCCTCCGTGGCGAGAAATGTACCGTAACGCCTTGCAATGTGTGCGGTTGTTCGTAGGTAGTTGGCCCGACCAGTTAAAGTTATTCCAATAGGCTATGTTCCAGTAACCACCACTACCGTCAATAGATAAATCTCTAGTCCTAGCCTCTGGTACATCTGGGTCAGCATACGAAAAATCAGGTTGAAACTTAATCTCCACATCCGAATTAGCAGACAGCTCGAATTGAATTCTCCTGAATCTTTTATCTCGGGTTGGGGTGTCGTAATGGTAATAAGAGAACCTGAGAATGGCTTCTATCTCGCCACCATCAAACGAAGTCCCAGCATCAAGCTGGTATATGTAACCATCGTCTGACCCGAAGAATAGTATTTCGGTGCCATTCGCAGCTTCAGCAGAGCAAATGGTGTAAACAACCTTTCCCAAGTCTACCCTTATAAACCCAGCTATTTTATTTCCTGTGAATGTGGCATAAAGACCGGTCCCGTCATTGTAAAACAGTCGGTATTGTCCTTTGCTTCTCACCCCAACCGATGAAATGGACAATCCTTTCTTTTCATCAATAATAGGTTTAACCTTTTTACTTATGGCGTTCATGCTGAAATCACCATAAGCGTTAACAGCTTGAAATGTGGTTACACCTCGATCATCCAAAAACATAGTGTCGGTTAGATTTTGAATAGTCCACTCAATACCACCGGAATTGGCTGAGAATGTTTTCAGGTTCCAGTTTGCCGTGCTTTCCCCGTATAAAATATATAAACGGTTTCTGTTGAATATCGCAAGGGTATCACCCTGCATTACCTGCAACCCGGAAATCTCATCACCAGTTCCCATTTCTGCTGCGCCTGTTACCACACTCCATCCGTAAGGATCAGTAATAGATGAATGCTGCATAGAACCTTTTCGGAAAGATAAGAATAAATGCCCTTTATGGGCCGCTAGGTGTGTTGGAGTATCTACATCCATCCCCGTAAACAGGGGCACCCAATATGTCCCATCGAATTCGAATGCGGTATTAAAACCATCAACACCGTACATTCTATGTGTTGACGTGCTTCCGCCAAAGTTGTAGTTCACAAACTCATAACGACCACCGGGTACTAACGCAACAGTGACGAGGGCTGTTGTGGAGACAGCCACCGTGGAAGAACTTACTTGTAAATTCTCAGCATTCTGAAATGTCCCCGTTACTCCAGTTAAAACAAAAAGGCCAAGGGCGTCAGAGGACCCAACGGTTCCCGACTGAATCACAACTCTCCTGACTGTTCCAGAAGCGCCTGACGTTGCTCCAGTTAGAGTATCCCCCTCGCTTACTTCAGCACTGCCTGTGTTGTATCTGATGTACTTCCCTAAATCGACAGCGGTCCACCCAGAGGTAGAGGATTTGTACACCTTGCATTCTGTGGCTCCAACGTTATCCCTAAATGCATAAGTAGAGCCGTTATATACCCAAACACCTCGGATGGGCCCCGATCCGGTCACAGTGCCTATCTTTGATCTAGCCCGTTCTATTGCCGCTCTGGTGTAGGTGGTATCAAGTGTGTCAGTGGTAGCGCCTAAAACGTTAGCTAAAGTCTTAACAACTGCTACAGTAGATGCGCTGACTTGGATATTCTCCCCTACCGCGAAAGTTCCTGATAACAAAGCCACGACCATGTAGCCGACAGCATCGTTACCAGCATAAGAGCCGCTCTCTACTACCGAATCAGCGATAAGTTCCCCTGTAGCGCTAGAAGTTACTCCTGTAATTATGTTTGTATCTACTGTGGCAGTAGTACCAGCGTTGAACTCAAGTATCCAATAAAGGCTCTCAGACGGTTTCGTTCTGCCATCGTATCTTTCGTATCCATCTATTCTTCTGTAACCACCTTCCGGGTACACCTCATAGTTTTTCCCATAAAGTAAGCTGCCGGGAGATTGAGAGAGTGCGGGATCAGTAAGTATCTCCCCCCCTTCAAAAGGGAAATACCTAGCCGTCATCGAGGAGCCGCGAACTCCAGCCCTGCCTATAATTTGGTTGTATAAGCTGCTCATTCTGTTGTAATGGTAATTGTTGTATCAGATGAGGCTAGGCGGCGAGTTCTTTGAACAGGCAATGAATTAGATTCCAGTTTATCCAGAACATCAGCATATTCAGCAGAAGCACCTATTAGGATATCTGGTGCCTCTTCTCGCTCTGCCCACATTGTTTTGGCTCTAGCAACAATCGTCCTATGGAACTGCTCTGGTATTGGAGATACTGTGGCGTTTGCCGCCATCCTTGTGGGAGTTTTCCAGTAGTCCGCAGTGATCGTGTAGGCTTTATCTGGCGGAGCATCAACGAATATATTTTTATCTGGCTGAACTACAACATAAGTTGGTAGAGCGTCCGTGGCCACACCTTGCCTATAATCGGACCTCCAGTCAGGGTAAGACAGGGGCGCTAGAAAGGCAGACTCGCTAGTCGTGTAGTCAAGATAAAACGATCTCATATCCCAAGTTCCCAAATCTGTTGGCTTTGCAACTGCCGGAGCAGCCACTCCTGTCGAAAGGGTGGATGAGTACTGAGCCCATAAAAATTCCCAATCCTCCCATAGGATTTGTATCTGGAAATCCGAGTCGGCAACAAAGTCTATGATTACTTTAAGCTGCCCTTCCTGATTAAGGACTGTCGTAGGGCCAGTGCCGGATACTCCGACTTCTTGCCTAACGGTTTGACAAAGTTCCAGAAATGTCATTCTTTAGTTTCCTGTGAAATACGATAGAGTCCACGACTTTCCTCGGGTCAATGTTGGCTGCACATAGTGAGCCACCTGTTTTAGGGTCTCTGTTGCAAGTCTTAAACCCATAATGCATTTTGTGGCATGGGTAGCAATCCACATCCTCTGGAATGAGCGACGTGGTATTTACCCAATGCTTTGTTAAATTTTCTCTTGATGAGTGACTCAGCAAAACAACCTTTGCAATATCTTCTGCACTCACCGCGTTCAGGACCCCTGTTTCAGGCCCCAAAACCAAATCAACTGTCTGGGCAAACGCTAGAGTGTTTCTAATGCTCCACTCCCCGCTTCTCATAAAAACCCTTTTTTCTTTTTCCCAGCCAGCTTCCAGCATTTTGCAGAAATCATCACCAACCATAACAAACCTGACGTGTGGCCATCTCAAAAGAAGGTTGGCTATAACAGCGTCCATATGCGGGTATGCTTTGTGAACGGCTGATCCTGATAACGCAATTAGGACTACGAATTTGTGGGGAGCCAGCTTCATTTCCTTCCGCTGCCTCTTTACCCATTTCTTTTCTAGTTTGCTTGGGTAAAATTTAGGGCGGAATATATGCCCGACTTCAGCCTTGTCGTGAAGTGCCTCCCCGTAGTTAATATCTAATTCACTATGACGCTTGTCGTGCGCCCAAGTGTAGATATCTTGTCCTTCCAGACATAGTAATGTCTGTTCTATAACACCACCAAGATTTATAAACTTATCAAACAAGGGGGTGATTCGTTCCCAGTACTGGCCTAGTTCTTCGTTAGGTATCTGACCAGTATCCTGTATAAGCAACTCGTCTACATTGGAGTCGTGAGAGAATATCTCTTTTGATCCTTCTGTAGCATTTACACAAACGCTGTAACCTTGCTTTTTAAGCAATGGGAATATGGAACTTATCTGGAGAGCGTCTCCAAACCCACCGTATCTAACCACACAGACAGAGTTCTCCCTTTTGCCACCTAGTTCCTCGTCTGTTAGTTCTTGCCATTTCTTTTTCGGGACTATTGTCCGTTTCATTTAATTAATATTGCGGCACGAACCTTTTATCTTCACTGAATCGATCAGCAGACTTCAGCTTGCAGATTTGAGCGTTTCCATCCCACTCCCATCCTTCTTTGCTTTCACAGCGAGTTTTTCGTTCTTCTAAAGGAATTTCGTTATGCTCTTTTTCAATGAGGCCCCATTCCACCATAAGGTCGAGCAGTTCTTTTTCCGAGTCTGTTTTGTGGTAAGCGATACCAAGGCTATTCAATAAGCCTTGTATAGCGCCAAAAGCCATGCCAACAACGGGGACCCTTAATAGACCCTTATTTACTCCAGAAAGACCCAGCGCATTTATTAGATCGGAATTCTTTCTACCCAATTTATCAAGTTCAGTTTTATTTGTATCGTAGAACGCTTGAAGCATCTCCTGAACTTCTCTTTTTGTTTTACCATCTTGTTTTCTAAAACCTTTCCAGAAGCCTGTGTCGAACGTTGACATAGCTTTTATCTTGTCTTTTAATTCCGATAACTTGTCATACATATTTTGGTTGCTTTGCTCAAATATTAGATTTTCTTTTTCCTCTTTAAGAGTGGCTCGTTCTTTCTCTGTGAGTTGTGGGTTTTCTAATAATTTGTCAATAGCAATGATTGCCTTGATCTGATCGTTTGCAACCACTGTTGTGCTTATATGTTTCTCTATTACCTGTGTCCTTTGGGCGTTAGCTAATGCTTTCTGCTGTTTTTCTAGTTCTGAAAGTCTGGCTTTTTCTTCTGAAAGTCTGGTTCTTTCTTGGAAAAACGATCTTTCAGACTTCTCGATCGCCATAATATGGGCATCACGTTGCGAAGATGCGCGGTATGCTGCCGCTTTGTCAGCCATTAGTTGGGATTCAAATGGACCGGAATACATCGTCCTACCACCAACAACTTGCTGATCAAGTTGTCCGTACTGCGCCTCAATTTCTTTTTGTGCCGCTTCCGTAGCAAGATTGCGACGCGCTTCTAATTCAGCCCTTACATCACGTTGTTCAGCTTTGAGACTAACCTCTTCTGCATTGATACCAGCTTGTGCTTTAGCTACAGCCGCAGCTACAACTGGGTTATCCCAATCAGCCGCCGCGTAACGATCTGCTGCTTCCTTATAACCGACCATTGAAATGTCGCCAGCGATTAACCCCTCTTCTTTCTCTCTAGCCCAAGCAGCGCCCTGATATGCTTCATCTTGCTCCCAACCCTTACTCAAAGTGTTCTGACGAGCAGCTACCGCGTTCGCTCGTGCC